TTGTCCTTGTAGAAAACCGGGATTTCGTTTTCCGCGCAAAACTCCGCGATCTGGTCCACCCATTCCCGGCGCGGCTTTACCTTGTCCATCCGGTTCCCGGTTTCGGCCCCCAGGATCACCCACTGGGGCAGGCCCTCCGCCGCGCTCATGTCCACCGGCCCCAGCAGCGGCTCCATGCTCCAGAATGTGTTGATATTCGCCCAGGGCATGGGGTACATGGCCGCCGCGTCCTCATTGGCCACCGTGGCCCCGTACCAGAAATTTTCCGCATGGGGGAGGAGGGCCACCCGGTCCAGTTCCAGGTATCGGGCGGGGTTTTTCGTCAAAAACAGGTATCTGTGCTGGGGCGCTCTCTGGCAGGCGTCCACCACGTCCCTGATCCACTCCGTCGGCACCCAGCGGCCAAACAGGTCCGCCATGCTGCACACAAAGACGGTCCGGCCCTCTTTCTTCCGCTCCGGCTGGTTCAGCCGGTAGCGGTGCATGGTTGGCTCGAACCCGTAGGGGTACGGCGTCCCCTTGATCTTCTCCTCCAGGACGTGGAGGCCGTCCGTGCTTGCGTGGTCCTCCAGGCCGGCGTCAAAGCGGTGCGCGGTTCTCCTGGCGTAGCAGTAGGGGCACCCATGGCGGCACCCGGTGACGGGGTTCCAGGACATTTCCGCCCAGTCAATTTTCGTTTCGTTCATGGCGTTTACCTCCGTTCAGTTCCAGCATTTTCTCACGGACCAGTTTATCCACGACGTGGCCCGGCTCCCGATACCCGCACATGGTGGCCAGCCTGTCCAGGTTGTAGGCGGTCTGCGCCGTCACCAGGAGAGTGACCCGCCGCAGGTTCTTTTTCTCTCTCATGGCTCCGCCTCACTTCCTGCTCCGTTCCAGGGTAATCTCCCTCATTCCTCCGTCGTTCCGCATAGCCTCCTGGATCCCATCCAGGACGGCGGCGGAGATCACCCCGGCCGCCATTTCCTCCGGCAGGTTCCGCGCTCCATGCAAAACCCGAAACGTCGCGGCGGCCGCCACCCGGATGGCGTTCAGTTGGTCTTGCCCGGTTCCCCCGGTGGTCACTTCCAGGCCGCCGTTTTTCTTGGCCACGCTCAAAATAACCTGGTCATTCATCGTCTGGATCCTCCTTCCACTCATTCACGATACAGTCCCGGCAGTTGTAGTCCGGGCAGTAGGTACAAATATCCTCCCCGGCCTTTGCGGCGGCTCGGATCATGGCCTCCAGGTCCGGTATGTTGATCTGCCGGTTTGGGTGGATCAGTTCCACCACCCGGCGGAGATAGGCGGCCGCGTCCCAGTCGCCGTACACCTCCGCCGGCCCGCTCGGTTCCATCTTCTCCGGGTCCATTGGCCAGATCGCCACCGATCCGCCGGTGGGGTCCGCGTCCCGCCGGGCCGTCGATTGCTCCGTGACGTTCCCTGCCTTGTCCTTGCAGATCCGCCCCATTTTGGCGGTTCCCACTCCGATCCCGATAACGCCCATGTGATTTCCTCCGTTTCTTTCCGGCGGCTATACCGCCACCGCCTTTTCCAGTTCCTCCATGGTGTTGATCTCGACGCCGCACCACTCCGGCAGGTTGGCCCGCACCAGGGCCGTGGCGAAGGGAGGGGGAACCGCGTTCCCGCACCGTGCCACCTGTTTGGTCTTTGGGTACTCCCGCCCGGTATAATCCCGCTCGATCTTGTAGTCCTGGGGGAACCCGTTGGCCATATACAATTCCCGGGGCGTCAGCATACGCAATCCTATGTCTGCCATGAAATAGGCCGTGCCTCCGATCTCGAACAGGATCACGTCCTCCGGCCCCAGGCGATACCCGCAGTAGGTGTTCAGCAGGTCCCGGATCTCCGGCCAGTGTTTCAGATCCGCGTCCCGCTCCGCCTTGGCCACCACGGTGGTGACGACGCCGAAGTGGCCTCCGCCGGCGGTGATGGTCTGCACCGGCTCCGACATGGGGCCGCCCAGGTTGGTCCCCTTCATTTTGACCAGGTGGGTGGCCGTCATGGCGTTGTGGTCCACGGCCGTGACCGTGTGGAGCGGGTCGGACATTCTGGACCCCTCCCCGGTATATGCTCCGCCGTAGAACTTGGCCAGGTTCGCCGCCAGGACGCCCTCCCGGTCTTTTGCGGTGACGGTGTGGAGCGGATCCCCGGCGCTCTGGCCATGCTGGTCGCTCCCGTAGTATTTGACCAGGCTGGCCGCCGCCAGGCCGTAACGGTTGGAGGCGTCAATGGTCATAAGGGGTTCCGCCAGCCCTTGCCCCCGTACCCGCTCGGTCTGCTCGGTGTGGTACTGGATCATGGCCGGGGTGATCACCATTTGATGGCCTCCCGCTCCGCTGCTTGTGATCGTGTTCACCGGCTCGGTGATCTTGGTCCCCGTGGCGTTCTCGTTGTTGTGCATGGTCAGCGGGGCCATGACGGGGGAGGCGACGCCATACCCGTGCTTTGCCGTCACCGTCTGGAGTGGGTCCGCCGCGTCCTGCCCCCGGAAGTTTCCGGCATGGTTCACCACCACCAGGAACGGGTCCGGCGCTTTGATGGAGAACTTGTCCACCCCACGGATCACCCGCCGCATGGTATTGGGGCGGAGGGGGCGCTGGGCGGAAAGCCCGTATTTCTCCCGGATGGCCTCCCGTGTGTCGAAGATGGACGGGCAGGGCAGGCTCCAGTCTATGACCTCCGCCGCGCTCCTCCACGGCTTTTTCCGGCCTGCCAGCACCTCCGGGGTGTCCGCCGGCGCGTGGGTTGGCTCCGGCCACACAATGGGTTCCCCGTCCCTTCTGGCGATCAGAAAAAACCGCTTTCGCGTGGTGGGCGCTCCATAGTCGGCCGCCACCAGTTCCCGCCATTCCACGGCATAGCCCAGGTCCTCCAGTTGGGAAAGCCACTGGCGGAACGTCTGGCCTGCCTTTGACTTCACCGGGCGGCCCTTTCGGACAGGTCCCCAGGTCTGGAACTCCTCCACGTTCTCCAGCATGATCACCCTGGGCGCCACGGTCCCGGCCCACCGCAGGACGATCCAGGCCAGGCCCCTTATGTTCTTGTCTACCGGCTTTCCTCCCTTGGCCTTGGAAAAATGCTTGCAGTCAGGGGAGGCCCACAGCAGGCCCACCGGCCGGCCCTGGCACACCTCGCGGGGATCCACGTCCCACACGCTGGCCTGGTAATGCTCGGTGTACGGGTGGTTGGTCTTGTGCATTAAAATGGCGTCAGGGTCATGGTTGATGGCGATGGTCACAGGGCGGCCGGTGGCCAGTTCGATCCCCGTGGAGGCCCCGCCGCCGCCGGCGAAACTGTCCACGATGATTTCATCCAGAAAGGACACCTGCGCGGTCGTCCGGCTCATTTTGCCCCGCCTCCCGTCATGTCCAGATACAGGGCGCACTCTTTCCCGGTCCGCTGGCACCAGGCCCATTCCACCATTGCGCCCCGGCTCTCCTGATAGTCAGGGAGGAACACGGCCAGGTCCGACGCCTCCAGCATGGCCAGCGCGATCCGCATATAGTCCCCGTCGGTCAATCCGTCCGGCAGGGTGGCGGGGTTCAGGACCACATGGCCGGCCGCCTCCAGGGCTTTGGCTGCCTCCCGGAACTTTGCCCGATACCGCCGATCCCCGGCGATCTTTCCCGCTATGTAAATTTTCATGGGCTTGTCCTCCTATTCGTTGAAAACCTCGAAATATTCCTGGTATGGGTAGCCCGTCATTTCGTGCCACCCGGTTTTGCAGGTCGCCCCGTCGTCGAACTTATACAGGACCGCGCCTTTCCGCGCTTTTGGCTCATGCCTCCAGGAGGAGGCGGACACCACCTTGTAGGTGATCACCGGCTTGGTCATGTTTTGGGTTTTGCTGTACCGCTTGCCCCTGCGCCCGATCTCCCGGTACTTCTCCATGGTGGACCGGCTTTCCTTCATCAGGTAGGCCGCCAGTTTGGCGTGGTTTCCTCTCCGGTCCAGCGGCCGGAAACTGATACCCCCGCCGCCCCTGGGGATGTTCTCCCATGCCTCGGTGATGATCTCCGGGTCCATTCGGCTTATCACCAAATGCAAGTGCGGGTTGGTCATGCGCTTGGTTTCGATCACCACCACCGCCTTGTACTTGATCCCGCGCTTTTTGCATATCTTCCGCAGGGCGGCCAGGAAAGCGGCCTTGTCCGCCAGTATCTCCTGGAAGGTGGTATCCTTGGCGTAGTAGTGCAGGACGGCGTGGAGATCCCGGTGGTCAAAGTTTGCGTTCAGATCCCAGCGCAAGTGTTCCTCCGCCACCCGCTCATTGATCCGGGCTTGCTTTTCCGTGGTAGTCCCCTTGTTGGGTCCGCGTTTGACTCCCTTGGTGTGGACCCGGAAGGATTGCATTTTCCTGTGTTCGACGGTCCGGCCGGCCTGCACCATCCTATGGACGTATGGCATGGCGCCTCCTCCTTTGGGGTGCTGATCACTTTACTAATCGCTCTTACCGGCGCTCACGGGGCCGCGGCCCCGTTGATTTTTTCTTGTTGCGAACCGCCCGGAAAACTGATATAATATAAGTATCCAGGACGGTTTCTCCGTCGCTTATATTGCCACCTGCGCCGTGTTGTCAGCACCGGGCGCAGGTGGCTTTTCTTTATGATAGGTAGTCGTTGGCCAGGTCCAGCAGTTCCGCCGCGTGTTCCTGGTCCACGATCTTGACCTTTCCGGGCCGCTTCGGGTCTGCCTCTATGGCCCAGCAGGCTTTATTTGCCAGCATTTCCCACTTCCTGCTCCATGCGTCCATTTCCGATCTGTAATGGCTCTTGTCTTTTCTCCAGTCCATGAACTCCTGGAACTCCTCCGCCGTCATGGTCACGGTCACGTCCATGGTTGCCTCCTTCCCGCCGCTTGCGCGGCTGGATAATTATGGATTTTCAGATTAGAGGTCAAAGCCGGGGGCCACGGCCCAGGAAGCGTACGCGTTGCTGCCGCTCGGGTTGCCGTTGGAGGCGACAAGGCAGAAAATGTGCGTAACGCCCGCATGGACGGACCGGAGGGACCAGGGCGTGGTGCCGAACCCCTCCCGCTGCTTTACGCGGTCCCGCTCCGTCAGGAAAATGGGCAGTTGGAAGTCGTCCGGCCCATCCGCCACGCCGTTCTGCAGGCTCTCATGGCCCCGGCCGAAAACGTCCGTTTCGGAGGGCAACCACAGGGGGTCCTCATAAACCAGGGTTTTCCCCTCCGTGATCTCGGTGATCTTCCTGGGCCTGATCACGGCCCGGAGGTCAGCAGGGAGGAGGGGCAGAACGTCCTCCAGCAGGTGGCGGCGCCCCTCGCTGGCCCGATACCCGCCCCGGTTCGTCCAGGTCTTGTTCATCGGGTGCGGCTCCGCCAGGCAGTCCTTGAACACAAAGCGCAGGCCGGCGGGCTTGTCCTCCGCCGCGGGGAGGTGCGCGGCCGCCACGACGGTGATGGCCTCGCCGTTTTCCAGGGTCAAGTCGATTTCGTTAAACGGCTGGATCAGCGCCCCCGCCGTCCCGGCCACAACGGCCGCTTTCAACTTCTCCCAGGTGCTTTCATTTTCGATGGTGTGTCTGATCTTCATGGTGGTTTCCTCCTTTTATTTCACGCGCCTTTTAGGCGTCGCGGCCGAAAATATCAGTATTGTTATCAGGGTGCCCCCCCCCGCAAAACAGGGTTTCCTGGCTCGTTTCCTCCTCAATCCGCCTGGCGGCGGTTTCAAAATAAAATTCGTTCAGTTCAATTCCGATAAACCGGCGGCCCGTCCTAACGCAGGCCACGCCCGTGGACCCGGACCCCATAAAGCAGTCCAGCACCGTCCCGCCCGGCGGGACGATCTCAACCACCTTTTCCATCAGCCCTATGGGCTTTTCCGTCTGGTGGTGCGCTCTTGCGGTGGGGACATTCTGGAACCGGAAAACCCCATCCAGAACGGGGACGCCCCGATCCGGCGGCATGGCCCCATTGCTCCCCCACACGATGTATTCACACTGATTTTTGAACCGGCCTTTTTGTGGCCTTGAATTTAATTTGTCCCATACGGCGATCCCCCGCCAGGTCCACCCGGCCATTTGCATGGCGTCCGCCACCGCCGGCAGGTTGCGGAAGTCTATAAACACGCAACAGACGCCGCTTTCCTTTGTTTTCTGCCTGCCCTCGAACAGAACGGCCCGCATGAACATGGTAAAACTACGCATATCCATGTTGTCCCCGCTAAAATCCGGGAATTTTGTTTGTTTCTCTCCGCCGGTATCTAAATACTTTTTCCCGGTTTCCGTTTTCCGCTGCGTGGAGAATGTCCCACCGCTGGAATACGGCGGATCAATGATTAGCCCGTCCACGGAACCGTCCGGGATTTCCTCCATGGTGTTTATGCAGTCCCCTTGATAGAGGACAGCGTAGTCCAGGTCAGCCTTTTTCATCTTTCTGCACCTCCAGCCCCAGCCACCACGCGGGGCTGTTTCTTTTTTCCTCGTTGGGGCATACCTTGGGGCAGTCCTCCATGGGGCAGTTGTCGCAGAAAATCCGGTGAAAATCGTCATCCCATGGCGCGTCCAGGCAGGGGAGGGAGGCCAAAAAAGAGGCCAGGGCCTCCGGGGAGGCGGTGATCCGGTCAAAATTCGTCTTTCCCATCGTCATGCCTCCTCTTTGTGGAGGTCCACGCCCTCCAGGGCGTTCCACACGGCCCGCTCCCATTCCTTGGCCCAGCTTGACCTGGCTTTTCTTACTGCGCCCATGGCCACCACCTCGGTGTCCCCGCGCCACAGCAGGCGGTCCCCGTCGATCACAGCAGCGGCTCCATGCTCCACCATGTCCCGCTCCATTATCGCAAGGTCAAGCAGGCTCACCCCGTAGCAGGCCCCGCCGCCGTCCGGCTGGAAAATCTGGTAGCCCTGCATGATAACCGTTGCCATGGTCACCGCGTCGGTGCGCTCCCCGGTCCTCCAGTGTGCAATTTCATCCGCCGCCACATCCGGCATGATCAGCTGCGGATCTCCATCCTTTACGATTGACACGGGTTCTGTGTCCGGTATCATGCCCATGTGTTCCACGATGGTGGCCAGCACCTTGCGGGGGATGGCCGCCCGCTTGCATTGGATATACCATTGCTCTGTGTAGATCGTCATGCAATCGCCCTCTGCGGCCACCGCATACCCGGCGGATTTATAGGCCCGCTTGATACAGCGCACCAGGCCGCTTTCATTGATCAGCATTTCGCCGCCTCCTTTATTTATATAATGTAGGCATGGGAGCCGCCTTTTCCCCTGGTGCCGCCCACACCTGCGCGTCCAGGATCTCCGCCCAGTCACATCCCCACACCTCTGCCGCGTTCATAATCGCGCACAGGTTGGAGGCGTGGGGGACCACCACGGCCCCATGGGCAGGGTGGACCACCTTGGAGCGGCCAGGGGCACGCCAGCGGTGGACCCTTTCCCTCCTGGCCGCTGCGGTGCGCGTTGCCTCCTGGTTCAAGTTCCATTCCATGCGTTCACTGTGACCTTCCACCGCTCCACGGCCTCCACCACGGCGGTGGAGTAGTCAGTGGAGGCGATACCCTCCGCCCATGCGTTTTCCGCTCCGCTCACTCCCATGTTGTACGCCATGGCCGCCTTGTTTGCGTCCCCGTATTCCTGCATGTACTTTCCCAGCAGGTAGCACCCGGCGGCAATGTTCCCGGAGGGGGTGGTGGGGTCCAGTCCCGTGGCCGCCTCCAGCTCTGCGTGGTAGGCACCATCCGGCCCCGGATTTAACTGCATGATCCCTACCTCACCGGCGGCGCCCACGGCCTCCATGTTAAAGTGGCTTTCAACCTCCGCCACGGCCAGGGCCAGAGGATAGGGGCACCTGTATTCCTCGCAGGCCGTCCGCATTATGTCCTGGAGGTCATAGGGTAGGGGGATGGCGTCCGAAAAATGCCCCTGTTCCGGCAGGGCGGCCTCAACCTTCTCTGCCTCCAGCGGGTCCTCTCCGGCGGCCTGGTCCTCCACGCCCGGGGTCCTGATAACGGCCACGGGGGAGGCGCTTATGATCTCCGGCTCCTCTGCCGCGGCTGTGTCTGCCGTCATTGCTCTGATAGCCAGCGCCAGCAGCAGGGCCACCACCAGGACGCCGGCGGCCAGTGCATTGAACCGCTGTCTGGCAATTTGCCGCCTTCGTTCCTCTGCCCGGATCCTCCGCGCTTGCTCCATGCTCTCCTTTCTTTTTTTCTCCCATCGCTCTGCCTCCCGGCGGGCCTGCCTGCGGCGGATCTCCTCCAGTTGGTCCTCCCGGCGGTGGCGGGCCTCCATGGCCCCGATACGGCGTTTCAGGTCGTCCACGTCTGTCGCCACACCTTGGTACTGCTCCATTGCCCGGCGGTATTCTTTCGCTTTCCTCTGGCTCACTTTTTGGTGCCTCCTCCCGCGAAAAACTTGCGCTTGACCTCATAGGGGAGGCCGAACCGCCGCCGGCCGCACTTGTCGCAGGTGATCTTCTCGGACCTCCCCGGCAACTGCTGGACCTCCCGATCCTTCCGGGCGGCGATCTCCACCGCGCAGGGCTTGCAAAGGTTCTTTTTCATTCCTCTGCCGCCTCCCGTTCATCCACCCAGGCCGCGCACATGTCAGCCTCCTGGAGGCGCCACACCCACGGGGTGGCGGCCATAGCCGCCGAAAGGGCGCGGGGGTCCGCTTTGGCCGCGTTGTCATAGGCCCCCATGTGCCACCGGATGGCCAGAGCCTCCTCCGGCTCCAGGTCCATGTGCCGCTGGATCAGGTATAGGCTTTTCTCTCCGTGGCCCAGCGGCAGGGGGTCCCGGAAGGCATACCCCTGGAAGTCCTCCCAGCGCCCGGTTTCCGGGTTCTTCCGCCGCTTGGTTTCCACATGGTAGCAATTCACCTTGCACACGTCATGCAGCAGGGCCAGAACGGCCACCGTTTCCTCCACGTCCTCCGCCAGCAGGTCGGAGGTGGTGGTCCCGTAGGTTTCCACGCATACGATGGCCCGCAGGCGGTGGTACACGTTCAGGGAATGTTCCAGCAGGCCGCCCGGGTAGGCGCCGTGGTGCCGGGTGGAAGCCGGGGCCGTAAAGAAGTCCGTCTCATACTCCAGCCACCCCAGCAAATTGTCTGCATATTCCCGGTTGACCCGATCGGTCCAGATCTTCAAAAATTCCGCTTTTTTGTCCATGGTCAAACCTCCACACCTTGAAAGGTTTCCTTTATCGTTTTCCCGCGCACCTCGAAAGCCACGACATGGAACCGCCCCCGCGGGTGAACATAGGTTACACGGCCCCGCATGGGCCGCCGGATGGCTTTCCCGGGTGCTTCCTCCTCGAATATCGTCTGCGGCGTCCGTACCACTTCCAGGCCGATCTCCAGCCTTGCCGGCCGCCTCCGCTGTTTACTCATTGGGGCCTCCTATTCTTGTCCCGTTCCAGGCCCGCGTGGTAGAATGGGGCCGGAAAGGGGGTGATCTCTTGGATACTTCCGCCTTACGTCAGGCGGTGGCTCATTTCGTTTTCAGTTCAAAGCCCAGTAACGGGGACGGCTCCGCGCCGTGTACGGTAAAGGACATAAACCGCGTTGTGGAAAATTTAGGTGAAGTCCTGAATACCTTTATTGACGAATTGGAAAGCGAGTGATCCCTGGAGGCCGTCAGTTGCCGCTGTCGGCCTCCTCTTTTTTAATCACCAAAACGCCCATGACTTTCAATTTTGAATAGCATTTGTAGATCGTTTCCGTGGCCTGGGACAGTTCCTCCATGATCTGCTCCAGTTCCCCGTCTTTGATCTCAACCTGAATAAATGGGTTATACATCTCTTTATGCTCCTTTTTGTTCTCAACCTTTACACAAACTCGCTTGTGTGAAAACTCCGGGTCAACCTGTATTTTCTTCCAGCATAGCCGCCCACCCTGCCCGGTGGGCGGTTTCTTTACCATTCCGGCCTTTACGGTCCTGTATATGTATGGCATGGTGTCCTCCTATTCCGCCGGCGCTCCGCCGCCGTTGTGAACTCCTCCACCATGCCACGCTCCCGGAGATCCTGGAGGTCCAGGGCGTGGGTGGTGCGGCTCACCGTCTTGCCGGTTTCCCCGTCCTTGATCTCAATGGCCAGGAGGGGGCGGCCCATGCAGGTGGAGAAAAAGGCGTGGGCCGTGTTCCGTTCAGAGGTGATCCAGTTCAGGGCGTAGTCCGGGCGGCGCGGGTACTTGATGAACTCGGTCCCGCTCCGCATGGGCGGCAGGTTGTCCACAAAATGCGCCACCAGTGTGTAAAGTTTGGTTTTGTTGGCCGTCAGCCGCAACACTTACAGGACCTCCTCCCGATACCAGGCCAGGATCCGCTTGGCGTACTTCTTGCGGGTCCTCTTTTTCTTGGTGTGGTGGTAGCGGTAGGCCAGGGGTTTGTTGGCCACCTCCGCCCACCGGATGGCCTTTTCCATTTCACGCGCCCGCACCATGGCGGCCACCATGGTGCGCACGGCCGCGGCCGCCTCCGCCCAAATCACGGCCACTTCATCCGCCAGGGCCTTTATGGTTTCGGCGGCCTCCGCCACCTTCTCCGCGGTCGGTTTTGCCCCCTTCCCCTGTATGTAGGCCACCGCCTGGGCGGCTCCGCTCTCTTTAGGTCCCAT